TTCCATTGCAGGTCTGACCGCCTCTCTTTGTTCTGGTGTTAACTCCATAAAAACTTAGATGATAGTTTAGTTACAAAGAATGGAACAAAAGCATAAAGGTAATTACCTGTTAGAAGTGCCGTGATAATACCTATCCAAAGGCTTAAGCATACGGCACAACTAAATGGCTTCATTGGTTTCCCAAAGGTCTCTAAGAATCCCTGCTCTATTGCAAGGCTCAATCCACTAATCCAAAATATTAAGTATAGATTCATATCTGCGTTTATTAATTAATTCAATGTTGTAATATTCTCTCACATACTCTCCAAGCTTTACCCCCATCTTAGCACCCTTTGCAGGTGATTTAATGAGTTCTTTAATCCTCTTATCCCAATTCCCTTCACTCGCATAAACTAACCCTTGAGAGATAAACTCTTTGTAAGGTTCTACATTGCTGCAAATTATTGGTAAGTTGAATGCACCTGCTTCTAATACTTTTAGATTAGATTTGCATTGGTTGAATAAGTTTTTTGCTAATGGTGCCAATACTAAATCGCACAAGTTATAACTTAGTGCGTAGTTGTAAACATCCATCTGTTCAATCTTTTGATATCTCCGAGGATCTAAATTACCTCCACTTGTAAATATACCAGTAATGTAATTCCAATACGTATCGTTTTGTTTAGCATACCCTGCTACTAATAAATTATAATCCTTCTGGCTAAGTAGATTCATTAAAGGGTTGTAAAGTAACTCAACATCCTTGTGATGCGTTGAACCTGCAATATATCCTATCGTGTATTTATCTTGCTTCCTTGTCTGTAATTGGAATTGAGGTTGGTCAAAGTCTATCGCATTAGGAACATATCTTACAGGGGTTAAGTCGGGAACTTCAATTAAAATACTATCGGCTAAAAATTGACTTGCGCACCATATTTCATCTGCCATCGTTAGTGTCCATTTAATTTCATTCTCCACAATCGGAGTGTTGATACCATCGTGGTGGTTGCTATAACTTGGAACTTCAATCCAATCATCTAAGTCTAAAATAATTTTAACTCCAGAGTCTTTAGCCATTTGAATGTATGGTTCGGCTTGTCGTGAGCATCGGTTTAAAACTATCACATCAAAGTCTGTCGGAGGATTGTCAAGTGTAAATCCGTTGACTCCTGTTATTTCCAAATCAGAGTACTTCTCATTCAGTTTATTAAATGGAATTTCCAGGCGATGGTAGTCTACCCCATTGCGCCCTGCCATAACGAAACATACTTTTATTTTTTGCGCCATTCGTTTAAGTGGTTTACATATTTTTTAAGTGCGTCTTGCATACTTCGGTAGGGTATACCTGTTGACCTACTCACTGACTTTATACTTCCGTGTTCGACTTTCAATAGAACTAATCTGCTACCATAAAAGTAGTCTGAGAACTGATTGCAACTGTCATCTTTAATCTTTGCTATTACTCTTTCAGCTTCTTTCTGCGCCTCTTCTATTTCGTTTATATCAACAGAGTCATCTACTATCTCAATCGTATCAATGTCAATATCTGACTTCATCGGATAGTTAAAGTTTTTATTAAACCTATCTCTTTTACTGATTGCTTGGATGCGAACTACTCTCAAAGCATAGGGGAGTAAATATTGATTCTCTATTATGTGGTTAATCTTCTCCTCTGGCATCTCCAAAAGAATAGTTACCACTTCGCTTCTCAACTCTTCGCTATCATCTTTGCCATACTTCCTACACATAGTCGTAAACAACTTGTCTGTGTATAGTTCTGCTATGGCTTGGTTTTTCATTCGAGTGATTTTATCTTAAGTTTATACGTAACTTTCAATTCTTCAACCTCTTCCTTCGACAAATGTAAACTATTTTTTCTATTATCCAACAAGTTTTTAAATTTTTCTTCACCAATTCGACTTGGAAGATTAATTAAATACTCTGCGTGGTTGCCGTGGTTATGTCTATTACAGAACACACATTGTCCGTGGACGTTGTCTTCGTTGAATCTAAGGTTAGGATAACTGCCTACTGCAAAGCAATGACCTGCATCAAATTTGTCTACCAATAATCTACTACAACTAATGCAAGGTTGGTTATTATCCCGAAGTCGGATGTACTTGTTGAAGATAACTTGCAACTCTGAAAGTAGGACTGACTTATGTTTGATGAGTCCTAACTTAATCTTATTCTCTTTAGCTTGAGACTTTAACCTTTGCTCCCTGGCATAGACTGATGCACAATTAGTCTTTACATCATCTCTATACCAACACACTCTCTGAAGTGAATTACTTGGAGTGAACTCTACTTTACAAACTATGCAAGTTTTTTGCTTGACCATCTCTCTTATTGGGTGAAGGTGCTTTCAAAGTAATCTTCAGAATCTGGAGTATTGTAATCTATATTAAGTCCATTATTTATTCCTTTGTTGTAGGCATCTTCTATATGTTGGCGTTCAATTGATAAAAAATATGTATCAATGTACCAATTAATTCTATCTACATCTTTTTGCGATAAGAATTTTAAATCAACATCATTTTGCAAATATTTTTTTAATTGTTGAAGTGCGGTTGTTTGTTTATCGTTGCTCATTTTTTTTGCGGAGTTTTTTAATTTCATCTTTGATGTCTTGAGTTTCTAAGTACATTATTTGCTTAATGACTTCTTTTGGGTATTTCCCTTTTCTAAACATCATTTTTTCAAAATTGATATTTTGGTATATTTGGACTTTCATAATTAAAGGTTCTCTATTGCTTGTTTAATTGCAGTTAATCCATCAATTTTTGTGTTTATAAAAAACCTATCGTTGTCATCAATGTGTTGCTTTAAATCTTCTAATTCATCGATAGTATTTTGCACATCTATAATTGCGCACTTTTTTGCGTTCTCGTGTTTCATATTATCGGATAAGAAAGACATTATAGTTTCTTTATACTTCTCAACTAATTTTTTTGCTTTGATTTTTATTTCTTCGTTGTTCATTGGTTATGGTTGGTTAATGTTTAAAAAGTATTTAAGGTATCCGAATACTGCTTGATATTGCTCTGAGGTAACTTCCATCCCTTAAGAGTACGAAGGCGAACTTTGGACATTCATTATCGTGTATTCGTAACCGCAATTTTTCCACCTTAAATACTAATATCTTTATTTATTGTTTTAAAAATTCTGTTAAGTCCTGTTCTGTTACTTCGTGGTTAGTTAGACTTTGCGCAAATCTGATAGCAAGTTGCTTGTCTATGCAACCTTTCGCTACTTCAGTTAAAGCTTTATTAATACCTAAAGCATATCCACAAGCTTCAGAATATGAATTTCCTTTTGCTTCAAATGTGTTAACCAAAGCCTCCTGTTGTTCTTTTGTGATTAGCATTTCTTTTTAATTAATTTGTTTAGGTTTAATCTTATGTAGTTACTTAGGCTTACTCCTTGCTTATCCGCTTGTTTCTGCAACTGGTCTTTGGTAGTTTCTTCAACTCGCAATATTATTGTGGCATCTTTCATTATTTCAAATGTAATACTTTATGATTGTAATACCGATAACTTATTTAACTTTTCTTTAAGTACTTGAATCTCAGCATTAATACTTTCAACACTATCTACTTGTGGATTGATTAACGTATTCAAAATGTAGTCATCGTGGCGAATCATATCTTTTGCGAATGACTTGCTTTGATTAATATAATCTTGGCATATTACAAGTCCGTGAATAATTGTTGAATGGTCTAAGCCTCCTACTAATAAAGCTATCTGCTGAAGAGTTAGTTCAGTATATCTTCTGGCGAAGTGGTAAAACATACATCTGCCCTTAATGTATTCCTGTCTGCGTGTCCTTGCGGAAAGGTCTATTCCTAATTCCGATTCCAAATAAGCTTTGATGTTAGTGATTAAGTCAGCACTTGGTTTAGCCTCCTCAAAGTTATGCTTACGAAGAGAATGTCTGAGAATACCTAACTCTTTATCTTTTAAAGTAGATGTTCTTTTTAGTTCGTTATACCTCATTAATAACGCTTTGTACTTGCGGTCAAATGTATTCATTGTAATTCTTTTAAATGTTGTTCTAATAATCCGTTTCTTTCTAAGTAAGTCATATGGTTTAAATCAATGTACTTGCACCCTGGTCTGACTATTAATAAATCAGTACCTACTTTCTGAATGTCTTTTTTTAAATTCATCTTTATTTTGTTTATTATTCTAAAATGTTTCATATCCAATTTTCTTCTTTATCGGCAAGTGTTAAATAGAATCTACCCGATACACTATCGTAGTGGTAACTGCTTGAACTTATCTGGCCCCAATGGGCAAACTTTACCTTCGTTATAAACACCTCGGTAGTCTTATTGCCATCTTCAAAATTCCTATAGATGGTTATTCCATTGTCAGACTTGTTGTAGAAGTTAGCCGATCCTGCGCAGTCGTAAAGTGTAGGTACTTTGTATCTGTCGCTATCCTTTTCTTTCTGCATCTTAGCAGGGTGAACTACTAAAAAGCAATGCAGGTTCTCAGCCTCGCAGAACATTGCTATCTTATCCAATGACTCGCCTATGTACTTTGTTTCACTACTTGTGTACTTATGCTCAAGCTTATTCCAAGCATCTATTACGAAGTAGTCTAAGCCTTGCTTCTGTCTTAATGCGCTCACTCTATCAAGTATCGAATCAAGTGTAAAGTCTTTCTCAGGTTTAACCCACCAAACATTACGATTTAAATAACCTGCTACTGTTGCCACTTCCATAGGAGTAATTCTGTAGTCCCCATCCCAAGATTTATTCTGAAATTTACAAATCATTTTTGCCAAGTGTAACTCTGTAGGCTTATTCTCTGGTGAATAAAATGAACCTTTCCAATCGTGGTTACGCAAAAGGTTCAAACATATCATATCCAAAAAGTCTGACTTGCCGTGTCCTGGTATTCCTGTAATCGTTGTAATATATCCTTTAACAAAATTTAGTTTTAAAGATGGTATACCACTGCTTACCCCTTTATCTAATCCTTTGTTGTAAAGAACTTCTAACTGAGGGTAAATCTCATCAATGGTAAACGATCCTTCAATCGGAAATTCTTTTGCCCCTTCAACCTGCTTTTTAAACTTATTGATATCTTCCTTTACCAAGTATTCGTTAGCATCTTTTGCACCTTCAAATTCTATGTAAGAACATTTGTTGAATCCTAATCTGTTAGCAAGGTCAATTCTTAACGCTCTTCCAGGCTCATCGTTATCAACTGCGATTACAAAGTGTTCTATTCCGTTTAAGCTATCCCAACTATTGGAGATATACTCAAGGTTATTGTTGGTTATCTTCGCTCCGTTAGGCACACTTACCACGTTGGTATAGCCACATTCGATAAATGATAACACATCGGGTTCACCTTCAACTATGTAAAGCGTTTTAGCATCCTTTATGTTATCCAAATTATAAAGAATTAACTCACCATCTTTAAAAAGCTTGAAGTCTTTATCCTTGCCTCGGTACTTTACATTGATTAATTCTTGATTACGAAAGTAGTTAAAATTAATCGTTGGTATTTCTTTGTTAGCTTTAGGCATCCACTCTACCGATTCAGTAACTCTTGCTACCTGTAAAGTATTCTGAGATATCTTTCTTGTTTCAAAATATCGAACTGTTGTATCTGCTAATTCTGTTTTATTCTTCCACTCTGGCAATTTGTAGACTACCTCTTTAATTTTAGCTAATCCTCCTTTGTAACCGCAATGGTGACAAAACCAAGTCTCTTTATCCAAGTTAACAGACAAGCACTTATCTGTTTTCTTTTTTCTGTCAAATGAACACGATGGGCAAATGGTTTGAAATTCACCACTTACTTTCGTTGCACTTACCTGTATGTTAAAATCTGAGTAGTTCATTGTACTATTCTATTTGATTGTGGAGCAGGTAAATTTGGATCGTATATCTTTTTAGCTTGAACTTTGTTTTCATCTTTAAACCAAACACTAATCATTTTCTGCTTCCAATTTTTTACTGCGTTACCTTTTGAATCTCTCCAATTACCTGTTGAATAAAATTTAAAAGCTTTCTCTGCTGACTGCTCGGTATATCCGTTTTGAATAAAGTATGTTTTAACTTCTTCTAAAATTGGAGGAGTGAAAGTTTTACTCTCCTTCTTATCTTCTTTATATTCTTTATATTCTTCTTCTTCTTTAGTTGTTGCCCTTCGTTCGCCCTTTGTTTGCCCTTCGTTTGCCTTTTGTCTGCCGTTTGGTTTGCCCATTGATTGATACAATTCGTAGTTAACCATTGTGAGAGTAGTGTTTACGCTTGTCGTTTGTTTGCCCACCTCCTTAGTCTTCTCAAGCTTAGTTAATGCAGTCCTTACTTCCTTTTCTGTCAACCCTGTTTCGTAGCTTAGGTTCTTAATGGAGGTTACTAATTGACCTCTTTCAATAGTTTGCCCTTGCCATTTCTTTAATTCTATGTTTGATTTTAATAGTAAATGGATGAATAATTTAAATGTATTTACATCTTTATACCACTCCCAATCTATTAATTTTCTATGCAATTTTATCCAGCCTATGTCAATCATTTTTTTTTGTTAAATAAAA